TTGGTTCTTAATTTGTAACATAGTTACAGTATCTGATGGTAATTTTTTCAAAATTAATTTGTTTGTCATTGTTTCCTCAACTTCTTTAACTTTTAAGATAACTTCTTCTCTTTTTTCTGATAAATCGTCAGGATGTATTTTTGTCCATAATGTGTAGTGTTTTCTTTGAATAACCTTTTGGTTATCCTCAAAAAATATTTGTAATACATTATTTCCCATATTAAATGCGTGGTTCGCAATCTTAGTTAAAATTGTAGACTTACCAACACCTGTTGGTGCTAAAATAACACCAATTTCACCTCTTGCTAAACCACCTTTTAATAGTCTGTCAATACCTGGTATTCCAATTGGGATTGGGTGTCTATAATCATCTTCTAACACTTGATCAATATTAGAAAATACATTTAATATACTTGTGTCTTTTGCCCCAACTTGTAAAGCTCCTCTAACCAATTCTTCAAGAGTGTCATAGTTTTCAAATTCACCGCCATCAATGATTTTTTGAGCCTTACCCATTACTTTTTGTAACTCTTGTTGTTTACAAAATTTTAACGCTTTTTCCTGAACAAAAGTTACACCATCTATAGGCGAGTCCTTAATTTTCTTAATTGTATCCAAAACTATTTTGGATGCAATCTCTTGTTGTAGTTCAGATTTTGTAATCTGTTCTAATGTTTCAAAGGATGGTGTGTGATCGTATTTAATATAATACTCTTTAACCATTTGAATAATTATTTTAAAGTACTTATTTTCAAAATAATTATTTTCAATAACATCAAGAATTGAGTGTGAAAAGTCTTTATCTATAATAATTTGATTTAACAATTGTAACTGAAATGTATTACCTAAATACTCAAAATTTTTAATAGTCGCCATATTTTTTTTTACTTTAGTAAAGATAAATAGTCTTAGTTTTTAATAAATTTGGGATAAAAATAATTAAATTTTTGACCTGAAAAAATGTCAGTTAAATCCGCCATGATAGATTTTAACTTTGGGCGTAGGTCTACCGTATATCTGACCTTTGGGGGGTATGGTTTTGCGTCAAACCGTCTATGACAAATTGTCATATCTCCTACCTTAATAATTAAATTAAAATTTTCTGGACCATCAGTAATTGATGTGTTTAGTAATTCCGGATTCTCTAAAATATCGTATTGGTGGTCCAACATATAAACTATTGATCTCATTTTTAAATCATTTTTGAGATCGCGGCAAAGATAGTCAATATGATTATAAAATTCTTCCGATTTATGAGCGTTTTTGTTAAACCCTCTAACATTAAAGAATCTTTGAACTACGATGTTGTCGTTGCACATTAACAAAAATTCTGTCTTTGTAATATCCTGTTCTTTCATTTTGTTTTTTTAATTTTTTTTGTTTTTAAATTTGTTTTTTTCTTTTCTTGTTAATTTTAGAAAAGGTGTCAAAAAACCTACCCAAGCATCGTCCCTCTTAGGTAGGTATTTGAAGAGTCCGTCTTCCATCATCATTCTAATTAAATTCTTATGTCCTCTTCCGTCGGGATCCATCGACTCGGAATAATAAGATTCAACTAATTCTTTTCCTTCTTCACTTATTAGTGGTTCCGATAAGTCCACAAGTTTTTTATTTATCTCGTAATACTCATCACCAAAAATACCATCTTTTGTTCTACCACTTAACAGGTTTTTTAATGCGGGATTGTCTTTATCTTCTTTTAAAAGTAATTCCCCTTTTGTTAAAATATCGGAGATATTTACTTCTTTGTCAAGTAACTCAGGAAATAACTTAACTAATGTTTTTTCTCCCAAATAATAAATTCCATTAATGTTGTCTGACTTATCACCAGATAATATTTTCCAAGTTTTAATGTTATAATGAGGTATTTCAACATCGCACATTTTAATCATATCCCCATTCTTATAATGTTTTTTAGTAATTGGGGAATAGATACTCACATCTTCAGAGATAAGCTGTGTAAGGTCTCTATCGCTTGAGAATATAGTTTTGTGTTCGTCTTTAGATATTTTACAATAGTATGCAATAATATCATCAGCCTCACAATCATCAATTTCAATATGTCTTATAAACATCTCTTCAAGATATTGTTTTACTCTTGTTTTTTGATATGAGAATGAATGGAGTTGTTCTTCGGTATTTGCTTGTCTTCGGTTAAGTTTATAATTGGGGTAAAATAATCTTCTCTGTGTTGAACTACTTTCATTATCCCAACAAACCACAACTTTATTGTAGTTTCCTTCATCCAAAAATCTTTTGGTTGTGTTTAAGAAATGCCAAATCCCACCAACATGTTCTCCGTTATTATAAAAATCTTTGACCCCACAAACCCCAATCTTTAGTAGATTGTTGCCGTCAATAACAAGAGTTTTAATCATTTAAATTTTTTAAGTTGTTTGAAAATACTTTTTTACTCGTCAGAGTCATCATCAGATTCGTCTAAAGAATAATCTGAATATCCTAATTTTGTTTCCCAATAATCTGAATATTCTTTCTTATAGTTATCCAAAGACTCTTTTGTGTCTGTAATATAACCTTGTGGTACTGCAATTATCTTACCATCTTTATATCCAAGACCATTAACATGATTCTTTAATATAGAAATTTTTGTTCTAATTGCAAACGACACTTTTCTACCATTCTTAGTGGCGTCAATGTGACTAATACCCGCTTTTTTCTGATTACCAAATAAGAACACTAATGACGATGCCAACCATACCGCTTCACCACCTTTAGCCTTGATTTCAGGTTGTCCAAATGGATTATCAGGAAGTAACACCCAAGGCTGATTTAAAATTACAAGAGTGTTATAATAAGGGTATTCTTCTTTTTTAGATTTTGAGATTCTTGAATGAATCCCCATACCAATCTTATCTGCAAGTACCTTAGCGTTGTGCATTCCACCACCTTTTCCATCAAAAGTCATCTGACAAGGTACACTACCAATACTATCCCATAAAAACAATAAGTTATAAGGTATATCTCCCTTTTCTTGAGAATCAAGTATTTCATTAATAAACTCAGTTGCTTGTTCAATCACATCAAATGAATCGTTAAAAATAAACATACCATCATACTCACCAAGTTCGTTTTTCTCCGCTTGCAATCCTAATTCAATTGCATGTTCCCAAGACCATTTTTTCTCAGTAATAATAAGAACAGGTAAATGACCTTTCTTTTGTGCGTCAGCAGCAGCAAGAATCATTGCCGTTGTTTTTGAAGTATTTGAGTGCCCTAAAAACATGTTAACACCCCCCATTACAGGTCCGGGTAATCCACAAGAGTTCATAAACGCTTCCCCGCAATTATAAAAACTTTCGGGTTTATATTTTGTTTTGGTGGAAAACTTACTTTTTATTGCGTCTAAACTAAATTCTTTCTTTTTCAATGCCATAATAATTAATAATTGTTATATAAAATATACATAAAAAAACGGGAACAATAAACTGCTCCCGTTATAGTTTTTTTAATTAAATTAGAATGGTAAGTCTTCGTCTACTACATCATTTTTTTGTGGGTCCGCAACTTCAGTAATTGAAACTGATTTTGTACCTCCAATAGAAACTTCAGATGTTTCATTGTTCGAATAAGCGTATCCGCCCTTTTCAGAATCCCATCTTGGGGTTTCTCCTCTTGCAAGTGCCTCAAGGTATTCTACAGGTTTTTTTGAATAAACATCTTCCCAAGTCATTTCATTACCAACCCAATCAGCCATTTGATCTGTATCCTTGGAAATTGGGGTTGGATCATCATACATAACAGTTTGGATAACCGTGTAAGTCGCACCTTTTGGTGTTTTAGCTTTTGTTAACTCAAGAATTAAATCACGACCATTATCAGGATCAGTAATATCTCCTTTAGCCTTCCAAATTGGAATGATTTTGTCAAGGATACCTTCTTGTTTGTAGTTGTGTTTAAATCTCCAAAATTTTACACCATCCTGTTCGTTATCACGATCTACAACTTTTACAATATAAAACTTACGAGATCTATATTGTGTTGCTAATTGTTTGTCAGATTCTTTTCCTGTTGACATAAGTTCTTCATAAACTTCATTCAAAGGTGAACGCTCGTTGTCATTCTTTGCTGGATCGTAAAATTTTTGCCATTTACCGTCTACTTGAACTTCGTGAAACCATACTTCTTTGAACGGTGAAGATCCGTCTGTTGTAGGTAAAATACGGATTGTCCGTTGACCTTGTTTTTCGTTGTCTTTCAATATTGCCGCGAAATATTTTTTCATACGGTCTTCTGAAGACATTTTTGATGTAGCGTTTGAGCTACTTTGTGATTTTTCGTACTGTGAAAGTACTGCGTCTAATGAATTTGTCGCCATGTTAGTTAAATTTTAAATTAAAGGTTTATAGTAGAATTATAAGTATATAAAAAGGTATAGTCAAATAGTGTTGTAAAAAAAGTTTAAGGTCTATATTTTCGACCTTAAACTTATGAATTATATCTGTTTAATAAAATATCGTCTTCGTCTTCCATTGGTTCATTAAATGTTTTTTCAATGTCGGAAGGGCTAAAGTTTTCAACTTCATCTTGGGTTAAAACATATTCGTTTTTACCTGTTTTTTCCATTTCTTCTTCTTTGTCTTTGAAGAAGTCTGCTAAGTTTTGTTTGTATGGTCCTGAATCTAAACTTCTTAGTTCAAGTTTTTCTTGTGGTGTCTTAGGTCTATATCTTTCAACTTTAGCGTCCAATATATCAATTTTTTGAACTATATTGTCCATTTCAGCCAATTTTTCTTCCATTGTTTTAATTTGATTAAACAAGTTTTCAAAATATTCTTCTTGTTTATCTGCCATAGTTTTTTGTGAATCAACTAAGTCCGTTATATCTAGTTCTTCAGTTTCACCTTCACCCTCTGTTCCTTCTTCATCATCACCAGGTAATTCTTCAACATCAGGATCTTTAGATAAATCAATAGGTTCTCCTGTGGGTGGTGCAGGTGGTGGAGTCGCTCCTGCCGCTGGTGGTGCTCCTGCAACATCAGTTGGTGGTGGTGGTGCTCCTGCTCCTGCCAATGCTGGATCCTCAACCGGTGGTGGAATATCTTGTTCCATGATATACTTATTTATTGATTTATATC